GCAGATATAAAAGTCAGAGTTGGACAAAAAAATGCAGTAAAAGTCATATCATCTTTGGCTGGAGCACAAGCTCTATCATTGCCAGAACTTCTTGATGTGGATGCCGACTCTTTTGGGACTTTGTATAATGGAATGGTTCTTGTATACAATGCTGCCGTTGGAAAATGGCAAGCGACTTTAAATTTAACTCCAGGTAACACACAAAATCTAGACATTAACGGGGGGACCTTTTAGTGGCTAGTATAATTAGAGTTAAAAGATCTACAGGAACCACTGCTCCATCCACATTATACTATGGTGAACTTGCCTATACTGATGGTTTAGCACTGACTAACAATGGTGGTGGTAGACTTTTTATTGGTGATCAGAATGAAGTTGTTAGAGAAGTTGGGGGAAGATATTATACAGATATGTTCCTCAACCCAGGAAAGGTTGCGGGACAGCAGAATAAAACAACTCCAGCAAATGGATTTGTTGCTATTCTTGATGAAAATAGAAAAGTTGATGAATGGAATGTTGATGGTTACTTGAATGTAACTGGAGTATCAACTTTTATTGGTACAGTAAATGTACAAGGTGAAGCATTTATTGGCAATGTTGGAATTTCTTCAGATTTAATTAGAACAACATCTGGAGATACTCTCTATATTGATCCATATCCAGATGGTCTGAGTAATCAAGGAACAGTTGTTATCAAGGGCAATCTTCAAGTTGATGGTGATACAACTGCTGTTAATTCAACTGAAGTATTTGTAGATGACGTAATTTTAAAATTAGGCGATGTTAATAAGGTAAGAACTGTTGTTGGTAGTAACGCAGCAGCGGGCGTATCTACAATCAGATTAGACTCAGTTTCAAATTTAAATCAGAATGATGTAGTAACTGGATCGACAAATTTATCACCATCTGGTCTTTCAACAATTACCAGTATTGATACTGCAAACAAAATTATTACCATACAAGATATCATTATTGGTTCTGGTATAAGTACAGAGACGCAATTAACCATAACCTCTGGATATGATACCAATACTGATAGAGGTATTTCTTACGATTACAACACCGGTATAGGTACAGCAAATAACAAGACTGGATTCTTTGGTTATGATGATAGTACAGGTCGTTGGACTTATATTCCAGATGCCACTATCACAAACAGTGTTGTATCTGGAATAAAAGGTGAGTTGGATCTTGGTGCCGCTTATTTTGATTGGGCAGTATCTGGAATACATACTAGAGGATCTGCTTATTTTGATACTAACGGTAAACTAATAAGCACATTATCGCCAGAAGTTGGATACGCAACGACTTCTAATTTTGTTTTAACAACAGACGCTTCAAATGTTCCTGTTTGGACCAGCGTTTTAGACGGAGGATCTTATTAAAATGGCAAAACCAAATAGTAGACAAACACTAATTGATTACTGTCTCAGGAGGTTGGGTGCTCCCGTCTTGGAAATTAATATCGATGATGATCAAATCGATGATCTAGTCGATGACGCTCTTCAGTATTTCCATGAGAGACACTTTGATGGTGTTGAAAGAATGTTCTTGAAATATAAGGTTAGTGCTGATGATATTGCTAGAGGAACAGCAAAATATAGTGGTGGGTCATTTACAGCAAATGCTGGTATTGTAACAACTACAGGAATTTCTACAACTTCTTACGGAACTAATACTTTTAATTTCTACGAAAATTCAAATTATATTCAAGTTCCAGACTCGGTGATAGGAATTGAAAAAATATTTAAGTTTGATACTAGTTCGATTTCCGGTGGAATGTTTAGTATTAAGTATCAGTTATTCTTGAATGATCTTTACTATTTTAATTCGGTTGAACTACTTCAATATTCAATGGTTAAATCATATCTTGAAGACATTGATTTTTTACTGACAACTGACAAGCAAGTTCGTTTTAATAAAAGACAGAATAGACTTTATTTGGATATTGATTGGGGAGCACAATCAGAAAATGATTTCTTTGTCATCGACTGCTATAGAATTTTGGATCCAAATGATTTTACTAATGTTTATAATGATAGTTTCTTGAAAAAATATTTAACTGCCCTTATGAAGAGGCAGTGGGGGCAGAATCTTATTAAGTTTAGGGGAGTTAAACTTCCTGGTGGGGTCGAATTAAATGGAAGAGAACTTTATGAAGATGCTGAAAGGGAACTAGAGTCCATTCGTGAAAGAATGTCAATGGATTATGAATTACCACCTTACGATTTTATTGGATAATGGCACTTAATCCCTTTTTCTTACAAGGATCTCCAAGCGAACAAAGACTTGTTCAGAGTCTGATCAACGAACATCTTCAAATGTTTGGAGTTGAAATTGTTTATATACCAAGAAATTTTGTCAATAAAAAAACAATTATTGAAGAAATTCAAGCATCAAGATTTGATGATAACTATGCTATTGAAGCATATGTCAATACATATGAAGGATATGCTGGTGGTGGAGATATTTTAACAAAGTTTGGAATGAGTTTGAGAGATGAAGTAACTCTCACTATATCTAAAGAAAGATTTGAAGACTTTATTGGACCATTCTTGGGTGCCCAAAGTGATGAATACGAGATTGAACTATCAACTCGCCCAAGAGAAGGAGACTTAGTTTATTTTCCCTTAGGACAAAGATTATTTGAAGTTAAGTTCGTTGAACATGAGCAACCATTTTATCAGTTAGGAAAACTCTATGTTTATGAATTAAAATGTGAACTCTTTGAATATGAAGATGAAGTTATTGACACCTCCGTTTATGAGATTGATTCGCAAATTCAAGAAGAAGGATTTATTACAACTCTAAATTTAATAGGTGTTGGAGTTACAGCACAAGTAACACCATTTGTTGGAACTGGATATGTCCAGGAAATAACATTAACAAATGATGGTAGTGGATATACAAGTGTACCAACAGTTGCTATTTCAACTTCACCATCTGGCAATCCATTACATAACGCTTCTGCTGTTGCTATCACGACAGTGAGAGCAGGAGTTTATTCAATAAAACAAATACTCTTAACTAATGCTGGTGCTGGATATACAACACCACCAACAATTTCTATTATTAGTACAACAGGAACGGGTGCCATAGCGACGTGTGGCATTAATACAACATCTTACGGTATTGTAAGGACAACAATTGACGATGTTGGATCTGGTTATGCTGGAAATATTCCAACCATAACCTTTAGTGGTCCTGTAGGCGTTGGTTCAACAGCGATTGGTGTTCTCACTATCAATTCAACAACAAATGGAATAAGTTCAGTGAGATTTGTCAATCCTGGATATGGATATTCCGAGTTTTCTTATCCATCAGCAACTATTTCAGCACCTTCTATTATTACTGGAATCGGAACTTTTGTATTTAATGAAATCATCACTGGGCAAACATCAAATACTAGAGCAAGGGTTAAGTCTTGGGATCAAGATACAAAGGTTCTTAAAATATCTTTTGTTGGTATAGGATCGACAACCGCAGGTTTCTTACCCGGAGAAACTTTGGTTGGAACAATATCTTCAGCAACATATACTGTTAAGAGTTATGTACATGAAGATACATATGATAAATATGCACAGAATGATGAGATTGAAGAAGAGGCAGATGAACTCTTAGATTTCTCAGAGTCAAATCCATTTGGTTTATATTAGTAAATGTTAGGAACTTATTTTTATCACGAAATTATTAGAAAGACCGTAATTGGTTTCGGTACTCTCTTTAATAATATTCATATTCGCCATCAAGATAGAAATGGTGCAGATCTTACTGATCTGAAAGTTCCTATTGCTTATGGTCCAGTTCAAAAATTCTTGGCAAGAATTGAACAACAACCAGATCTGAACAAGGCAGTTGCCATGTCCATGCCAAGAATGTCATTTGAAATGACATCTTTACAGTACGATTCCTCAAGAAAAGCAGGAGTTACTCAGACATTTAAAGCATCTGATGGAACCAATCTAAAAAAAGTATTTCTACCCGTACCATACAATATTGGATTTGAACTTAATATTCTTTGCAAGATAAATGATGATGCTTTGCAGATTGTTGAACAGATTCTACCATTTTTTCAACCAGGATTTAACATTACGATTAATTTAGTTGATACAATTGGTGAAAAGAGAGACGTTCCTATTGTTTTGGACAATATTGCTTTCCAAGATGATTATGAAGGAGATTTTTCGACTAGAAGAGCATTGATTTATACTTTAACTTTTACCGCAAAAACTTATCTATTCGGTCCCATCGCTGATAGCACTGACGGTCTTATTAGAAAGGTTCAAGTTGATTACTATGCAGATACTCCACGTACAAGTAAGAGAGAATTGAGATATACAGCAACTCCTAAGGCTCTCAAAGATTATACAAATGACGATACATCTCAGTTGTCCGAAGATATAACAGAGACCACAACGCTTGTTGGCGTTACAGATAGTAGTGGATTTGCAGTTGGCGGAAGAATAATTATAGATAATGAAATTATGTACGTCAAAGAAATTCCAAATGCTTCTCAATTAATTGTTGTGAGAGGTTACAGTGGATCAACCGTTGAATCACATCTCAAGAGCGCAACAATTGATCTATTAACAGCAGCAGATGATGCTCTTGTTGATGTTGATGATGATTTTGGTTTTAATGAATCATTATTCTCATATACAGATTCTAGAGACTTTAGTCCAACACTACAAACTGATATCTGACAATTATTAT